GCTATTGAAGCCGAGCATTGAGGCAGGTGATACTGACGGTGCTGCTGAAACTCTAGTCAACTATCTCGTTGAGGAAGAGATTGCTTCTGCACATGAAATAAAGTCAACATTTCGAGGCGACAAGGATATCAAGGATGCACTGGATTTTTACTTAGAAACTCCAGAAGACGGTCATTATCATGAATCAGATGATGACGACTTCTTTGACGACATTGACCTAGACGATCACGACGAAGATGACTACTACTAATGACTTGGTACAGCAAGGTAACATCTGACCTAAGCTATTTGCCGGACTTTATTACTCACTATGAAGTTGAGTTAATTTCGGCAAAGAGTGATGTTAAGGTGCAGGGAAATGTTGAGAAGAATATTTCCTCACTACCTGGCGTAACTGAATACCGCTTCAATCAATTACAAGAGGTTGAAGCGGTATTACGGTACCTAGAAATTCAACTGCGTAAGATTCGTAGAAAGCATTTTCAAAAGTATCTTGAAAAGTATAATCGTAACTTATCTAGCCGTGATGCTGAAAAGTATGTTGATGGTGAGGATGAAGTTATCGATTATGAAGTATTGATTAACGAAGTAGCCTTGCTTCGTAACAAGTGGACAGGTATTATCAAGGCACTAGAGTCAAAGAACTTTATGCTTGGGCATGTAGTTCGTCTAAGAACCGCTGGTATGGAAGATATCTCAATTGGGTAACTACATACTTGATTTTTAACCTATAACATAGTAGATATAGAATATGACACACGCACTTGCAACATTAGCTTCGGTCTTTGATACTGCTATCACATGGCCCATAGCATCAAAACAATCCGAAGTAAACGAAGTAAACGAAGTACCTACGATTGAAGACCCTTTGGTTTTGAGTTGTACGTTGTTTCGCTTTGCTAATCCTAATAGCGAAGACTACGATACTGACGTAAGATTTTTAAATCTTATGAACCATCAGAATCAAATTCTAAAGAAAACAAATGATGTTGACCGCAAGTTAGCTGATGAAATTCGTAGACATTATCGCGGAAAGTTTGTCTTTCTTCGATTGCGCGGGGAACAGCCCACAAAGTTTAGGCAAGATTTAGAAAAGTTTGTTGCAGTTGATTGGGACCCTTCTTTCACTATCACAGAAAAGACTGTAGGTTTGATTTGCAAACTTCCTTTCTTCTATGAGCATGATATGGGTCTAATCAATGATGTATTTGGTTCTGAAACATACAACATTAAAAAGTATGTAACTAGTAATGACCCCGTCACATTGACGTTTATCAAGGTATTGGACGAGAATCAAAAAGGAAAAACTACGTTTAGTTATTGGTTCAAGGACTCACATGATAACAGATTTAGTATTCCAGTAGAAAAGAATAACTCACTTCTTCCCACCTGGGAAGAGTTTATTAAGAAGCCGGTAACACTCTCAGGACACTATACTAGTCGCTCGTATGATAGCCTAGAATTTTATAAAGTGGCCAGAGGATGGAAGATTATCGGTTGACAATCATATAAAAGGATGTTATAACTAATGAGTGATGAAAAGTTGAAGAATCATATTGAACAGCTTAAAAGTAAGCATTACGATATCCAGCTAAAGATTAATCAGCTTGTGCATACACATGGACCCGAAGACGAAATCAATCGTCTTAAGAAAGAAAAGTTAAGGATTAAAGATGAACTCAAAAATTGTGAACACAAACTATCTTGATACCATCCGTGAATTTGCTGACAGGCATTATCTTAATGCTTGTAAGTGGGTTGGTACCGTTGCTACTATCATAGGAGCACTTGCTACTGCTGGTGGATTTGACCCTGTTAACATCATCGCATTCAATGTGGGTGCTGTATTCTGGCTTCTTGCTAGCATTCGTATGAAGGATGCTGCTCTGATGTCCGTTAACGCAGGGCTGCTTGGCATTTACGCACTCGGTGCGATTGTTAGGTTTATTTAATTATGAAAGACAATATCGTATCTGCCCTTAAGGCTAGCTTTGAAGCAAGCATTCAAAAGCATAAGTTGAACATTGACATCATGCTCAACAAGCCAATGGCTATTCATGAACACACTGACTTCATGGGTGCAGTTGAACTTGAACTCGCACAGATTGCCGAGTACGAAGATAAGCTAGAAGCACTTACAAAATATTTTTTGTAAAAGGCAACTTTTTGGTTGACATTACCCTCCCGATTTGATATAACAGTAATTGTTGAAACGCTGTTGAAAGGCTTTAAGTATGACTACTGTTCTTGTCAAGTCGGGTGAGTATCGTAATTTCCCAGTCATTAATACCCAGTTCACGCTTGTTGAGGGTATCAAGCACGGCGCAAAGGGCGCATATATCACTGTGAAGAATGAGGGTCAGTTTCCCCATCAGATTGATAAGGTCAAGGTCCGCATCGAAGGTCCTGACTGCATCGAAGTCAACGGTGTTGCTCCTTCTGCAACTGTTGCAGAAACAGATCAGGATGCGATGGATCGCATTGCTACTCGCTTCGAAATCCTCGATGAAATGTCTGCTGCTTGTATCAAGGGCGACATTCGTGCGATGATTGTTTCGGGTCCTCCGGGCGTAGGTAAGTCATTCGGCGTAGAAGCCCAGCTTGACAAGTCCTCGCTGTTTGATAAGCTTTCTAACAAGCGTCAAAAGTACGAAGTCGTTAAGGGTGCAATGACTGCACTCGGTCTGTATGCCCAGCTGTATCGTTACAGCGAAAAGGGTAACATCCTAGTGTTTGATGACTGCGATAGCGTGTTCGGTGATGAACTTTCGCTGAACATTCTCAAGGCTGCTCTTGATAGCGGCAAGCGTCGGCGCATCTGCTGGAACTCGGACTCACGCCTTCTGCGTGACGAAGGTATCCCCAACTCGTTCGACTTCAAGGGTGGTGCAATCTTCATCACGAACCTCAAGTTTGAGAATGTCAAGTCTAAGAAGCTGCAAGATCACCTTGAGGCTCTGGAATCACGTTGTCACTTCATCGACTTGACCATTGATACCGAGCGTGACAAGATGCTGCGTATTCGTCAGGTAAATCGTGATGCTGACGGTGGCCTGTTCAAGGACTACAACTTTCAGAACAACGAAGGTGCAGCAGTCCTCGACTTCATGCAAGAAAATCAGAAGCGTTTGCGTGAACTGTCAATCCGTACCGCACTCAAGATTGCTGATTTGATTAAGATTTCCCCGAACAAGTGGCAAGCACTTGCTATCAGCACAGTGATGAAGCGGGGCTAACTTACATAATAATAAAAATGCCTTTCAACAAACTTTCGGGGACTTCGGTCCCCGTTTTTATTGCTTTTAGTCACAAACTATGTTAGAATGACATTATGAAAAACAAAGAACAACTGTTGTATTTCTTCTTGCAAGTAGGCAAGGTCAGCTTGAGTCAGTATGACTACAAGTTCATGGCTAATCTACAGACAATGATCCAGCGTGATTCACGAGTCACTACTGGGCAGGCTACTCTATTCGATAACCTAATCAGCAAGTACAAGAAGCAACTCTCTAAGTTAGGGTTGGATAAGGCTGAACTGAAAGCGTTAGAATGGAACTCTACACTCGTAGAAAGCACCACTGAATATACCGGTGCTTCTGTTGTCTTGTTGAACGATGAATTGACGTTTCGTGTACCATTCAACAAGACATTCATTTCTAAGTTTAGAGAAGTGAAGGATAACACATTTGCTTGGGACAAAGAACGCAAGGTATATAGGACTACGTTTTCTACTAGCGCACTTAAGATTACAACCCAAGTGCTGCATAAGTTCTTCCCGTCAGTCAGGTACTGCGATGAACTATCAGCTATCTTGAACTCTTTGGCTGAGTTGGAAGCTGGCACTACTGTTTGGAACCCAACGTTATGTAAAGTTAATGACCGGTTAGTCGTTGCAGCATGTAATGCAAGACTCGGTGAACTCATTGAGGGAATGGAGCTTTCGCTAGACGCTACTGTGTTGTTCAAGCTTAGCCAAATGGGAATCGATATCGATCCAGCTATCATTTCTGATTATCCTAAACTACAATTTGCTGCTAACAATGTGTATGAAGCAGAGATTGTTGACGTAGAAAATGTCATCGGATGGATGAAAAATATCGGTTGCGAAAATGTTGTGATTGGGCGAGGATTAAGAACCGCATTAAATCAAGAACAGTTAGCTAAGACGATTGAAAAGTATGGAATGAAGCCGCTGGGCCCATTGTCATATGGAAAATTGCCTGATGGAGTTTCTATGATGTTGCAGCATACAAGTGGTGTAAATAATCGCAACCCATTTATGGGCACCGTAAGCAAAACTGTCGTGCTTAAAGATTCACGACCAATTGAGGTACAATGAACGAAGTAAAGATCATAATCAAAGACGAAGTTAATGTAAAAATCGAGGGTCTTGAAGTAGGAGACCGTCGAGCATTGATGAAGATGTTCGAGTTTGAAAAGCCGGGAGCAAGATATCTTCCGGCAGTTCGTCTTGGGCGCTGGAACGGCAAGATTAGCTATTTTAGTCTTGGTGGAAGCACCTACGTAAATCTGTTAGAGCAAATCATTACATACCTGTATGATAAGGGATATGACATTGAACTTGTAGATTTGCGGCAGTCACATGAGGAACTTAAGTTCGACCGCATTAAAGAAGATAGCTTTTCAGAAACAGTGTGGCCAAAAGGTCATGAACGTGAAGGTCAGCCTATCGTACTACGTGACTATCAGGTTGAGATTGTTAACAACTTCTTAGAGAATCCTCAATGCTTACAGGAAGTTGCAACAGGCGCAGGTAAGACGCTGATGACTGCTGCTCTATCTAAGTCAGTAGAGCACCTAGGACGCTCCCTAGTGATTGTCCCCAACAAGAGTCTTGTTACGCAAACAGAAGCAGACTACATCAATTTAGGATTGGATGTCGGTGTCTATTTCGGTGACCGTAAGGATTATGGTAAGACGCACACAATCTGCACATGGCAAAGCTTGAACAATCTCTTTAAGAATACGGCCAACGCAGGTGAAGAAAGTCTAGACGAATTTTTCTTTGAAGATATTGTTTGTGTTATTGTTGACGAAGTTCACATGGCTAAGGCTGATGTACTCAAGACGATGCTTACAGGAGTGTTCAGCAACATTCCTATTCGTTGGGGACTGACAGGAACCATTCCTAAGGACAAGATGGATCAAGTATCGTTGCTTGTATCACTTGGTCCCGTTATTGGTAAGCTATCAGCAAAAGAATTACAGGACAAGGGTGTA